TGGTATGAAGGTAAAAGGTAAAGGCATGAATAAACGCAAAGGTGGTATGCAAATGCCTATGGTTGAAAACTTTAACGACATGGTCAAAAGAAGGTTTGGCGGTAAAGTTTAAACAGATATGTCTAGAGCCAAAAAGGATTCTAGGTTGGCTAGGGCGGGAGTCTCAGGTTATAACAAACCTAAGAGAACGCCCAACCATCCTACTAAGTCTCATGTAGTTGTTGCTAAAGACGGCAACAAAATTAAGACTATTCGTTTTGGACAACAAGGAGTTAAAGGTGCTGGTAAGAACCCTAAGACTAAAAAGGATAAAGCTAGACGTAAATCTTACTACGCTAGGCATAATGCCCAAGATAAAAACCCTAGCAAGTTAAGTGCTAGATACTGGTCACATAAAGTAAAATGGTAATGACAAGAGCAAATTTTAAAGTTTTAACTAGAAAAGCTCCTGCAGGAAAAAAGAAAAATGCCCTTAAAAAAAGGAAGAACAAGAGAAGTAATAAGCGATAATATATCAAAGCTTAGAAAAGAAGGTAAACCACAAAAGCAAGCAGTAGCTATAGCTTTACAAAAAGCTGGAAAAAGTGAAAAGAAAAAGAAGAGACCCAAAAGTAGGAACAGGTAAAAAACCTAAAGGCAGTGGTCGAAGGTTATATACCGATGAAAATCCTAAAGATACAGTTGGTATTAAGTTTGCTACACCAGCAGATGCTAGAGCAACTGTAGCTAAGGTTAAAAGAATTAATAAACCTTTTGCACGTAAGATACAGATACTAACTGTCTTAGAACAAAGAGCAAAGGTTGCAGGTAAAAATGAACAAGCAAAGATAGCTAAAAAAGGTAAAGAGGCTATCAGAAGGAAAGAAGGTAAGTAATGGCAACAAGCGGTACAACAACATTTAATTTAGATTTATCTGACATCATGGAAGAGGCTTATGAATTATGCGGTCTAACTATGAGGTCAGGTTATGATTATAGAACTGCAAGACGAGCACTTAATTTAATATTCTTAGAGTGGCAAAATAAAGGACTAAACCTTTGGAAGATAGAACAAGCTACGCAAACTTTAACTGCTGGCACAAGTAGTTATGCTGCAGAAACATCAGCACTAGAAATAGTAGATGCATTTATTAGAACTGATAGTGGTGATACAAACAAACAGTTTGACCAACAACTAACTAGAATATCTAGAACAGAATATAATCATCAAGCAAAGAAACTTACACAATCAAAACCTACTCAGTTTTTTGCAGATAAAGGTACAAGTGGTATAAACATAGTATTATGGGCAACACCTGATGATACGCAAACATATACTTTAGTTTATGACTACATAAAAAGAATAGAAGATGCAGGTAGTGTAGCTAGCAATAATGCAGATGTTCCTGCTAGATATCTACCATGTTTAACTTATGCTTTGGCTTATAACATAGCTTGTAAAGAGCCTGATGCTATAAACAAAGTTAATATGATAAGAGGCAGATACTTAGAATTATGGAATGAAGTATCTGAGTCTGATAGAGAAAGAGCAGCAGTTAAGTTTGTTCCAGGTGGAACAATTTATTAGTTATGGCATATGCAGTAGGAAGAAAAGCTTTAGGTCAGTGCGATAGATGTGGTTTTACATATAAGTTAAAAGATTTAAAGTATGAAGTAGAAGATGAAAGCAGAAATGGTTTGAGAGTATGTCAAGAATGTTTTGACCCAGACCATCCTCAGCTACAAGTAGGTAAATTAAATACTTCTGACCCAGAGGCATTATTTAATCCAAGAGCTGATGCTGGAGAAAAAGACTCAACTACTTACTTTGGTTTCAACCCTGTATCTAGTACAGGTATGATTGCAAGAGCTAAAGCAGGTAAAGTTAAGGTGGTGATAGGATGACCTATGCAGAATTAAAAAGTTTAATACAAAATTATTTAGAAAATACTGAGACTACTTTTGTTTCAGACTTACCTAAGATAATAGAACAAGCAGAAACTAGAATACTTAAAAGTGTAAAGCTACCTGTATTTAGAAAGAATGTAGAAGGTTCTATAACTTCTGGCAATAAATATTTAAACACACCATCAGATTTTTTAGATAATTATTCTTTAGCTTTAACAAATTCTGATAGCCAAGAGTTTTTATTATTCAAGGATGTAAACTTTATTAGAGAGGCATATCCTAATCCTTCAACAACAGGAGTGCCAAAACACTATGCTTTATTTGATAATACTACTTTTATATTAGGACCAACTCCTAATGCAACTTTTGTAGCAGAGTTACATTATTTTTATAAACCAACATCTATAACAGCAGGAGCAGAAAGTGGTACGACATGGTTATCTACTAATGCAGAAAATGCTTTACTTTATGGAGCTATATTAGAGTCATACGTTTATATGAAAGGAGATTTAAACTTAATGCAAGTTTATGAAAAACGATACGACCAAGCATTAGCAAGATTAAAAACTCTAGGTGAAGGTGAAAATACTAGAGACCAGTACAGAGATGATACCTATAGGGTACAAAGAACATAATGTTTAGTGTAGATGTAAAATCAGGAATAGGTGATGTTGGAGTAAAAACAACACACAATGAAGGATTAAGCCCTGAATACTGGACAGAAAGAATAGTAGAAAGATTAGTATCAATAAGCAATAATGCTGACCCTATGGTTAAGGCACAAGCTGAAGCCTTTAGAGATAGTATTACTAATTTAATTTTACTATATATGAAACAAGCTATATCAAGTGACAGAGCTACTGTAGCAGGTCTATTAGAAAAGCAAGGTCATAAAGATATGGCTGATATTGTAAGGAGATTATAATGGCGATTTCGCAAGCAATGTGTACTTCATTTAAAAAAGAACTTTTAGAGGGTGTACACAATTTTAAAAATTCAGGTGGCAATGATTTTAAACTAGCACTTTATACAAGTTCAGCTACTTTAGGAGCATCCACTACAGCATACACTACCTCTAATGAGGCTAGTGGTACGAACTATACAGCTAAAGGAGCATCTCTAACTAGAGTTGACCCTTCAACATCTAGCACTACAGCACTTACTGACTTTGCAGATTTAACTTTTAGTAATGCAAGTGTTACAGCTAGAGGCTGTTTAATATTTAATGACACTGCTTCAGGAGACCCTGCAGTTTGTGTTTTAGATTTTGGTGGAGATAAAACATCTACTGCTGGAGATTTTACAATTCAGTTCCCTGCAGCAGATGCATCAAACGCAATAATTAGAATAGCTTAACTATGGCAATAATTAATGGTTGGGGTCGAGGCACTTGGGGAGAAGGTGCTTGGAGTCAACCGATTGCAGTTTCAGTAACTGGTGTAGCTGGTACAACTGCATTAGGTGATGAAAGTGTTTCTATAAGCACTGTATCAGGTGTAAGTGCAGTAGCAGCAACATCTGGTCTAGGTGATGAATCTGTAAGTGCTGCAGCTAATGTAAGTGTTACAGGATTAGTAGGAACATCAGCTTTAGGCTCTGTATCATTAATTACAAACAACAATTTATCTGTTACAGGTTTTGTTGGAACAACTTCACTAGGTGATGACACAACAACAGGTGATGCTAATGCACCAGTAACTCTGGATTCTTTAGTATCAGGTTTAGGTGGAGTAGTAGTTTGGGGAGCAGTAGATACTTCACAAACACCAAATTATAGTAATATAAGTACATCTCAAACGCCTGATTGGCAAGAGGTGGCATAACAAAGGAAAATTATGGCAACGTATGTAAACAATTTAAGATTAAAAGAAATAGCTACAGGTGATGAGGCTGGAACTTGGGGTGCTTCTACTAATACAAATTTAGAATTAGTTGGAGAAGGTTTAGGTTTTGGCACTGAGGCTATCACAACAAATGCAGATACTCATACATCTACTGTAGCTGATGGCTCAGCAGATGAGGCTAGAGCTATGTACATTAAATATACAGGCACATTAGACAGTGCTTGTACTATAACAATAGGACCAAACACATTAAAAAGAGTTCACTTTATAGAGAATGGTACATCAGGTAGTCAAAACATAATAATAAAACAAGGCTCTGGAGCTACAGTAACTATTGGTCCAGGAGATGTTAAGGTAGTTTATCTAGATGGTGCAGGCTCAGGTGCAGCAGTAAATGATGCTTTTGCAAGCTTATCAACAGTAGATTTAAAAGTAGGTGATGATTTAACAGTTACAGATGATGCATCAGTGGGTGGTGATTTATTGGTGAGTGGTGAAGTGCAGACTGCTAATATAGGTTTTACCGATGGAGATAACGCTATCACAATAGCTGATGGCGGAGGTATAACAGCAGCAGCAGGAATCACATCCACTGCCGCATCTAACACATTTGGAGCAACATCTTTTAATGATGCCAATATAACTAACGTTGGTGATATTGCATTAGATAGTTTATCAGCAGATGGGTCTAGTATTTCAATAGCTAGTCCAGTTGTTATAAATGGTACAACACCTAGTTTAACTATAGGTGATGCAGGAGCAGAGGATACAAGTTTAGTCTTTGATGGCAATGCAAAAGATTTTTATGTGGGTCTTGATGACTCGGCTGATAAATTAGTCGTAGGTGTAGGCTCAACAGTAGGTACAAACTCAATATTAACATTAGATGATGACTCACTTGTTATAGGTGATGGAGCAGCAGTTGATACTTCCATTGTCTTTGATGGTAATGCTCAAGACTTTTATATTGCACTTGATGACTCTGCTGATGACTTATTAATAGGTAATGGCAGTACAGTAGGCTCTAATGTAGCTATCGGTATTAATGAAAGCCAAGTGGTGCAATTTAATGGAGCATATACATTTCCAACATCAGATGGTAGTGCTGACCAAGTATTAAAAACAAATGGTAGTGGTGCATTATCTTTTGGCACAGTTTCTTCAGGCACAACAACAACTATTAATAACAATGCAGACAATAGACTAATAACAGGAAGTGGCACAGCTAACACATTAGAAGGTGAGGCTAATGCTACATGGAATGGTAATACCCTTGCATTAACAGCAGGAGCAGGAAATACAGGTATATCTCTTACAGATGGCTCAACTAACTATGGTTTTATTGGTGGTGGTAATGCTCTTAAATCAGGTGGTAGTGCCAATGACTTTTCATTTAGAACCGACACTGGCTCTATAGACTTTTACACTAATGGTCAAAATTTAAGGTTTTCTCTTGAATCAAGTGGGCAAATTAACATGACTGATAATATATGTATGGGTACTACTTCACAAAGAGACAATGCTGTAATAACTGCTATAAAAGATGGTAATAATTCTGACGCTGTTTTAGATATGGACCATGGTACAGGTGATGCCT